ATACTTTAAGTTCTCTACTTTAGAATATATACTTTAAGTTCTCTACTTTAGAATATATACTTTAAGTTCTCTACTTTAGAATATATACTTTAAGTTCTCAAAGCCACGTCTTATGGCTTTAGTGGTTATTGGTTCTGTCGCTGCTTTAAGTCTTATGGCTTTAGTGGTTATTGTTGTCGTTGCCTCGGCGTCGAGTATATTAGCGGCTTGGTGGAGCTGGGTCGGACCTCGGTCGGGGCTTGGTCGTTGTTGGTTGGTGGTTGTTGTGGCGTGGTCGCGGGTTTCGGTTCGTCGGGGGAGGTTGCCGTCTGATTGGTCGGCGAGGCGTGCGGCTGTGTTGCGGCGTGATGGTGGTCGTTGTCAGTGGAAGGTTGATTCGTTGTCGGTGTGTGGTGCTCCGGCTACGGATGTTGATCATATTGTTCCGGGTGATGATGATTCGTTTGGTAATTTGCGGGCGTTGTGTCGTGAGCATCATGCGTGGAAGTCGGCGCGTGAGGGGCATGTGGCGTTGGCTCGTATGAGGCGTGAGGTTGCGGGGCGGTTTAGGCGTTCTGAGCCGCATCCTGGTTTGCGTGGGGGTGGTGTGAATGGCTCGTAGTGGCCCGGTTCCTGCGCGTCGGGATGAGTTGGTGGATCAGCGTCCGTCGCGGACTCAGCATGTGACTGGTGGCGTGTTGATGGGTGTGTCGCCTCGTAAGGCGGATGCGAAGTGGCATCCTACGGCTAAGCGTATGTATGACGCTATTGGGAAGTCTGGTCAGTCGTTTTGGTTTCAGCAGACTGACTGGGAGATGGCTTTTAGTTTGTGTGAGGATTTGTCGGCGTATAAGCGTCAGCAGGATGACGCTGTTCGGGCGCGCGCGTTGCGTGCTGGTTGGGATAGTGAGGCGGCGTCGCTGAAGCCGTCGGAGCGTGAGGCGCGGGGGTTTACTCGTGATCGTCCGCCGTTGTTGCGTGATCCGTCGTCGCAGCGTTTGGCGACTATTTACATGGAGTTGGGAAAGCTTGGCATGTCGGAGTCGGAGCGTCGTAGGGCTGGTATTGAGTTGCGGCCTGATGAGTCTGATGTGGTTCCGGCGTCGGTTAGTGTGTTGGACAGTTATCGTGAGCGTTTGCGTTCGGTGTAGCTAGTGTTGTTTGTGGGGGTTGTTGGTGGTTGTTGTTTATTCTAAGCCTTCTTGTGGTGCTTGTGTTGCGACTAAGCGCGTATTGGATAAGGCGGGTGTTGAGTATCGCACTGTGGATGTGAGTGTTGATTCCGCTGCTCGCGAGATGCTGGTTGAGGCTGGTTTTTCTGCGATGCCGGTTGTGGCTCCTGGTGAGGATGTGGGGTCGTGGTTTGGTGGTTTTCAGATTCATCGTTTGCGCGAGGTTATTGCTGCTGAGGCAGCCGCTTAGAGGTTGTTCCCGGTAGCTAATTCGGCCTGGCCCGCACAATGGGGTGTGGGTTCGGGTCGGAGTTCTGGTATTCCCTCGTTGCCTCTTGTGGGGTGGTGAGGCTGTTTTCAGCCCGCCTGCGCTTTTTGTGTGGAGTGGGCTGGATATTCTCTAGTTCCTCGTCGTCCTCTGGGACTGGCGGGGTTTGTTGGCCCCCGCACGCTGAAACGGCGAGTCGCGGCCCTGGGTCGCGGCGTGGCGCGCGAGCACGACGGCTATTCGGCGGGGGCGTTTTTCTTGTGTAGTGGTAGCGGGGTTCGCCTCGCGGCCGCCCCCCTGGCGGTTTTCGTTGGGGGGGTTCATTTTGGCCCGTGTGGTGGAATTGGGTAGACACGCCACACTCAAAATGTGGTGCTCTTTGGGGGCGTGCGGGTTCGAGTCCCGCCACGGGTACTTGTGTGTTGATGGGGTGGGGGGGTGTCCTGGTTTTGGTCGATGTCGATAAGGCTGGGGCACCCCCGGGTGGTCCCTATGATGGTTTGTCTGATGAGGAGATTCTTGCGCGTTTCGCGCCGGTGCATTATGGGCCGACGTGGGAGCGTGGCGAGGATGGCCGGTTTGTTTTGCCTGAGCATACGTTGGGGTGGGAGATTGCCCGTTGGTGCTCAGATTACTTGGAGCCGTTGGGTGCGGACCAGGATGTGTTTGAGTTTACCTTGGAGCAGTTGCGTATCGTGTTGTGGTGGTATGCGGTTGATGATGAGGGGAAGTTCATTTACCGGCGTCGAGGCGTTTTGCAGCGGATTAAGGGTTGGGGCAAGGACCCGTTGCTCGCGGTTCTGTGTTTGGTTGAAGCTTTTGGCCCTTCCCGGTTTGCTGGTTGGGGTTCGGATGGTGAGCCTGTGGGGCGTCGGTGTCCTCAGGCGTTGGTGCAGATTTTCGCGTTGAAGCAGGAGCAGACTAGCAATACGTTTGACATGTTTCATGTGCTTGTGGGTGACAGGTTGCGTGCGAAGTACGGCGTGGATGTTCGTTTGCAGATTGTGCGCGGCTGTAACAACACGGCGCGTATTGAGGTCAAGACTTCCTCGTTCCGGTCGACGGAGGGTAACCGTTGCACTTTCGCGTTGTTGAATGAGACGCAGCACTGGCTTCCTCAGAATAATGGGCAGCAGTTGAAGAATACGGTCGAGGGTAATACGACGAAGATGAAGTCGCGTTACCTGGCGATTACGAACGCTTACAAGCCTGGCGAGGGCAGCGTGGCCGAGGATGACCGTGAGGCGTATATGAAGTCTCTGGAGGGGTTGACTACGGAGTCGGATATGTTTTATGACTCGTTGGAGGCCCCGGATGATACGCCGCTGGATGAGCGCGTGTTCAAGGTCCTGTACGGCGCTGTGCGTGGTGATTCGGTGTGGTGTGATGCTGATGAGGCGTGGCGGTCGGTGTTGAATCCGTCGCGTCCAACGTCGGAGTCTCGTCGCATGTACCTGAACCAGGTGTGGCAGCCGGAGGGGAACTTGTTCTCGTCGGCTGAGTGGAAGCGTATCGAGCGGAAGGCGACGTTGGAGCCGGGCGACCGGGTTGTGCTTGGGTTTGATGGCGGTAAGTCTGATGACTCTACGGCGCTTGTGGCTATCCGTGTGTCGGATGGGTTGATGGTTCCTTTGTTGTTGGAGGAGAAGCCGTTGGACCTTGCGGGTGACTGGGAGGTCGATCGTGAGCGCGTGGACTCGATGGTGCACCGTTGCTTCCGCGATTATGACGTTGTTGGGTTCTATGCGGACGTTGCGTTGTGGGAGTCGTACATTCATGAGTGGACTCTGGATTATGGGGAAAGGCTTGTGGCTCGCGCGTCGGACAGGGGCCCGATCGCGTGGGATATGCGCGGGTCGCGTAAACGGACGGTGAACTTGCATGAGGCGTTTATGGCGGCGATTCTCGACGGGAAGGTGTCGCATGGTGGTTCTCGCGAGTTGGCGGCGTCGTTCCGTCGTCATGTGTTAAATGTGTTGCGTAAGGATACGCCGTATGGTGTCTCGTTTATGAAGGCTGGCCGCGAGTCGAAGAAGAAGATCGACATGTATGCGGCGGCGATGCTCGCGTTTGGTGCGTATCGGGATTATCAGACTGAGATGGCGTCGAGGCCGGCCGCTAAGGCCGGGGGGTCGTTCTACCGGTTCTAGTTGGGGTGATGTGTTGTGGCGGCTATTATTGATGCTGGTGATTCGTTGGAGGCCCTTGTGGGTGAGGGCTTGCGGGTGTTGAGCCGTGACTGGGATGATGGGTTGTCGATTGCTGACGCTTATTTGCGTGGAGATTTTGATGACCCGTATTCTCCGAAGGGGATGACGGGTGAGCATAAGGCGATGATGCGCAGGGCGCGTCAGAACTGGTGCGAGATTCCTGTTAACGCGGCGGTGCAGGCGTTGGCTGTTGATGGGTTCCGTTCGGGGGATCAGCGTGCGGGTGATGAGCGTTCGTCTGAGACTCCTGAGTGGGACTTGTGGCAGCGCAGTAACCTGGACGCTAAGCAGGCGCAGGTGCACCGGTCGGCGGTGGCATACGGGCAGGCGTTCACGGTGGTTGAGCGCGGCAAGGATGGTCGTGCGTATGTGCGCGTGTTGTCGGCGTTGCGGACGGTGTGTCTGTTCGAGGACGCCCTGTCTGACGACAACGCGGTGTTGGCGTTGTCGGTGATGCGGTACCCGGGTTTCGGCCCGGATGGTCACCCCAAGCCTGGCCTGGCTGTCGCGTGGGACCGGTACAACCGGTATGACGTTGTTCTGCCTAGTGCTGGTGGTGAGCCGGTTGTTGGCGCGGGTGTTGCCCATGGTGGCGAGGGGCATTGTCCTGTGACGCGGTTTGTGTCGCAGATGGACGATGAAGGCCGGGTGCAGGGCGCGGTGCTTCCGTTGAAGCACTGGCAGGATTCGTTCAACCAGATGTTGTTTAACCTGTTGTTGGAGCAGTCGCATGGTGCGCATCGCGTGTTGTGGGCTACGGGTTTGGAGCCCGCTGTGGCGGTGGATGCGGACGGTATGCCGATCGTCGGCGCGGATGGTGCGGTTGTTCGCCAGCCGATCGCGGCGGGGCCGGGTGACTTCCTGGTTAACTCCTCGCCGGACGGCAAGTTTGGCTCCCTGCCCGTTGGTGACCAGGCGGGCTACATTGCGGCGATGGACGCTCTGATTAAGGATTTCAGCGCTATCTCGCAGACGCCGCCGAACTTCCTGTTGGGGCAGATGGCTAACCTGTCGGCTGACGCCTTGAATGCGGCTGAGAAGTCGTTCCGCCGTAAGGTTGAGTTGTACCGGACTCAGTTTGGCGAGTCTTGGGAGCGGACGTTGCGTGTGGGCATGGTGCTAGAGGGTCGCGCGGAGCGCGACCAGTGGGAGCATAACGAGGTGTTGTGGCGCGATTTGGAGTCGGCTGCTTTGTCGCAGACGGCGGACGCTCTTTCGAAGTTGCGGGAGATTGGGGTGCCGTCTCGTGGTTTGTGGGAGATGGTGCCTGGTGTGTCGCCGGTGCAGTTGGACCGGTGGGATGAGTTGGCCGTGTCGGAGCGGTTGGGTTCTGATTTTGGTTCGGCTGTTCAGGGGTTTGCGTCGATGGGCGCGCAGGATGCTCTAGACGGGCCTGAGAGGCCCGTTGAGGGTGAGCCTGTGTCCTTGGTTGGCGGTGGCGCGTAATGCCGTCAGACCCGCGTGTAGAGGTGTTGTTGAGGGCGTTTGAGGCGTCGCTTGGCCGGTTGAGTTTGGGTGCGGTGCAGGACGTGTCTGCTTGGTGGGAGCAGGTGGACAAGGGCGGTGATGTTGCGGCCCGGTTTGGCGAGGTGCTTGTGGAGCCGTGGGACCGGGGTGCCATGTTGGGTGTCGCGTTTTACCGGTTGTTGCGTGCGTTGCAGACGGGTCGCACGGTCCCCTCCCCTGTTCGTGGTCACGCTCAGGGTGGCGTGGTGACGTTTGGTGACCTTGTGCGCGAGTTTAACGAGGCGGCGGGGTTGAACGCCTTGTCCGCCTCGTCGTTGGCTGGCGTGCGGGTGCAGGTGGATAAGCAGGTGACGCCGGACCTTGCGGCGTTGCGTGATGTGGATGTGCGGGCGGCGCAGGCGTTGTTGCGTGCCCGGTTGGACGCTGGCGAGGTGTCGTCGGGGGTGGTTGCTGGCGTTGGGCAGCAGGCGGCGGCTGGCGGCGTCCGGTCGGTGGTGCGGGACATGGGTGATCGTGATCCGGCGAGGCAGGCGTGGATTAGGGTGTCTGGGACTGGGACGCCGTGCGCGTTTTGTGCGATGTTGTTGTCTCGCGGCGCGGTGTATTCGGGAAAGCATGAGGCGTTGCGGCATGACATGTCGCACCCGAATGGGACTCACGGATATCACCCGAATTGTCACTGCTACACATTGCCCCTGTTTGCAGGGGCGAGCATTGAGGGTTCTCGTTTCGCGGTGAATCGCGAGATGCAGGACCTTTGGTACAACGATTTCGGCGGTAAGGGCTTTAATGGCAAGTCCGGCTGGCGAAGTTACTACTATCGCAAGTTCAAGCGGTAGGCGTGTTGGTGGGGGCCCTGGCGGCCCCGTTGGTTTCCTCGTTTGTCCTGGCGGCGGGCGGGGCGTGTTTTGGGAGTGTGTTATGGCGGATGAGAAGGCCGTGGCGGGTGAAGTTGAGTCGGAGGCTGGCGGCGCGCCGGGCGCGCGCGGCGAGGATGCGGCGGTTGAATCGGCGCAGTCTGAACAGGTGGCGTCGGGAGAGGGCGCGGGCCAGGATGGTGGTCCTCGCAAGGTTGAAGACCTGCCTGAGTGGGCGCAGCGCGAGTTGAAGGGGGCGCGCGACGAGGCGGCTAGGTACCGTACTCAGTTGCGTGAGGTGCAGGAGTCGGCGAAGGGCTTGAAGACGGTGGAGGAGTTCGAGGCCGCTATGTCGGCGGCTGATGAGAAGACTCGCCAGATTGAGGCTGAGCTCGATCGTGTGCGCGTGCGCCAGCAGGTGCGCGATGAGTTTCCGGCGCTGCCTGCAAAGGCGTTCGAGTTCGTCAAGGACGGCACGGTGGAGGAGATGCGTGCGGCGTGCGAGGAGTTGGCGTCCCTGGTGGGCGCTGCTGGCGGCGCGGCTGGTCTGCCTCGCAAGGGTGGGGGGTTGGCTCCCGCTGAGGAGACGGAAGATTTTGACGCGCGCGAGTTTGTGCGCGGTCTTCCGCGACGTTGAACGTTTAGAGAGGAGAAGCTATGACGAATAGCTTGAATCATGTGAAGGTTAAGCCGGAAAAGCTGGCCGCGACCGCTGTTGAACTAATGGAACGCGAGCTCGTTGTCCCTAAGCTCTTTACCCGCAAGGGTATTGAGGATTTTAAGGGCGCGAAGGATGACACGATTAATGTTCGTGTTCCTGGTATTCTTCCGGCGCGTGATTATGAGTGGCGTAATAATCGCGCACAGCCGTTGTCGTTTGATGAGTACCGCGAGCGTAAGTTGGCGGTCCGTTTTGGTGGGAACGCCTATTCTGCGACGATGCTCACTGATGAGCAGCGCGAGATGGATTTCCTGGGTTGGACTCAGGATATTCTTCCGGCTCAGTCGCGCGCTGTTGCGCGCAAGCTGGAGTACGGTGCCATTAAGGCTTTGAAGGATGGCAAGTATTCTGTCACCATTGGTGCGGAAGGCGGGGGTGGCAACGTTGGTGAGAATATCATCCAAGCTATTGTTGAAGCCCGTCATGCGCTGAATCGCATGGGGGCGTCGAAGGTGAAGCGCACTCTCGTTATCGGGTCCGATTGGGATACGATTTTGCAGGGGAGCTCGTATGTGCAAGCGTCGATTATTGGTGAAAAGTATGGGGAGTCTGCTTTCGCTGACGCGCTGCTTGGCAAGATCAAGGGTTTCGATATTGTTGTGTCAGAGGATATTGCGCCGGACGAGGCGTATGCTCTGACCGGCGATTCGTTCGTGTTCCTGAACGCGGCTCCTGGTGTCCCTGAGTCGGCTGTGGCTGGTGCGTCGATGCTGTCTCAGGACGGTATCGCGATGCGCTGGTTGCGTGATTATGACCCTCAGTATCAGGTGGAGCGTTCTACGGTGAATACGTGGTATGGCTATCAGCAGGTGTTGGACCCTGTCATTTATGTGAATGACCAGGGTCAGGAGGTTGTCTCTGACGATGAGTACAACATCCGCTCGGTGAAGTTGACGCTTGGCACTGTTGCGGCTACGACGAAGTACTTCCCGGAGGGTTCGGATAAGGCGAAGGTCGCTAAGGGCCTTGGCTTGACGAAGACGCCTCCCGGCATTAGGTACTTTCCTCCCACTGCCTGACGGTTGGGGTGACGTGCGGGGGTGAGGGCGTTGTTCCTTGCCCCCGCCATGCCTTGAAGGGGGTGTTTGCGTGAGTGAAGTTGAGGAAGCGTCCCCGCCTGCGAGTGAGGCTGAGGCTGTTCGACGTCGGGAGATGTTGATTAGCGTCCCTGAGTTGGAGTCTCGTTTGAAGTATGCGTTGTCGCCGGACGAGAAGGATACGGCGGCGGCGGTGATTTGGGATGCGTCAAACCTGGCAAGGTTGCATGGCAGGCCGTCGTGGATGGCGGACGCGGTTCCCCCGGTCGTGAAGACGATCGTCCGTAATGCTTGCGTCCGGTACATGGACTTGTCTGAGTCTGTGGTCCAGTCGAGGGCTGGCGACGAGACGGAGGCGTACACGGACCTCGCGCTACGCACTGGCACGGTGTTCTATACGCCGGATGAGGTGCGGACGTTGCGTCAGGCGGCGGGCCTGGATTCGACGTTGAGCGTGGTCCATTCCTTCGTCCACTCCCCCACTGCCCCGATGTCGAGGGACGCTGATCGCGGTTGGCATCGTTGCGACTGGTGGTCGCCGGGCGCTCGCTTCAAGTGGAGTGAGGGGGCGCTGTAGTGGCAGTTGGTAGGCATAGGGGTATTACTGGTGTTCTGTATGGGCGTAAGCGGGCGAGGGATGCGCGGGGGAATCTGGTGACTGTCCCGGACTTGGAGCGCCCGTACCGGTGTCGCATGTCGATGAAGCAGATTCGCGCTAATCGTGGTGCGGCGAAGGGGCAGTTGACGAACGAGGTTGCTCTGATCTTGGTGGAGCCTCGCACGGTCGACGGCGAGTTGTTGACGGATGTTGGCGCGTGGACGTTGATCGAGTTCGACGGGAAGCGGTGGGACGCCCCCGCTCCCCCGGCGTTGAAGCGGGGGACGCGCAGGACGACTCATTGGGAGTTCGAGTGCAGGCCGCGTCCGCCGTCGAACCTGACGGGGATTGGTGGTGGTGTCGATGGTGACCATGCTGGTCACTAAGGAGCGGTTGAATAAGATCGTGTCGCACATGCCGCAAGTTCGGCGTGAGGTGACGGGGCAGACGAACAGTCGCGCGGCTGTCGCGAAGGCACGGCTTGCGGCCCATCACTACCAGGGGCACGCGAAGATCGAGTCTTACGTGGCTTGGGTGGACGGCTACATTGTCCTGTCTGATGAGGATGGGTATGGTGCGGCGGCGGCTATCGAGTATGGGCGTCGCGGCGAGGTGCGGTCTAAGCCCGTCTTCGATGATGCGGGGCGGATTGTAGGCCGTAGGGTCGTGCATATTGGCCCGTCTCGCGGCGTGGGGGCGTTGGCGGCGGCTGCTGCTGGTGGCCGTGTTTGATGCGTCAAAGCTGGACCCGGGCAGGCATGTGACGGTTGAGGCGTTCCTGCCTGCCTGGTTGGAAGCGGACCTGCCTGACGGTGTGACGTGCAGGTCGCGTGTTGAGGAGGGCAATGCTGTCCCTTACGTCATGGTTGTGGAAGTGCAGCCCACGACGGGAGGGCAGTTCATTCGGGCGGATGATCGGGTGGACGTGTTGGAGTTTGAGGTCCACACGTTCACTGGCGGCCTCGACGCTGAGGAGGTTGCTTGGCGACTCTCCTGGTCGATCATTGAGTTGTTGCGTAAATATGCGGATGTGGGGCGTCGCGTTCCTGGCAGGGAGTCTTTCGTGAAGGCTTTCGAGTTGATGGAGCGGCCTCGCCGTCGCGAGGACTGGGCGGATTCTACCGGCCCGGTTCAATATCAGGATTTGCCGGTCGGGATGGAGCGTTTCGTGTTCCAAGCCCGGCTGGTCGTGTTGCACCGTTGATGGTGCGGGAGGGAGAGTCATTATGGCTTTGGATGATGGCAAGACATTGATCGTAGCAACCGCGCAGATTTACACTGCGCCGGTTGATACGAAGGCCCCAACGGTGACGGCCTACAAGACGAACAAGGCGACCGCTCTGACGGGTTGGACGAATATCGGCCACACGGCGGCTGATAACCCGTTCAAGATTACCAAGGGTGGTGGCGATGTTACGACGAAGGGTTCTCTTCAGAAGAAGAAGCTTCGCACGTCGATTGGTGAAGTTTCCTATTCTTTGGAGATTTCGCTGCACCAGTTCGATGCGCCGTCGATCAAGCGTTACCTTGGCGCTAACGCGACGACCGTTGATGGCATCACGTATGCGAAGTCGAAGCCGACCGCTGAGCATTGTGCTCTGCTGATCGTTATTGAGGACGAGGGTAATGTTTGCTTTATCCATGCGGGTAAGGCTGACATTGTCGCCAATGGCGACTTTGATGCATCGAACATCGAAGACTTGGTTGCATTGCCGATCAAGTTTGAGATTCTGGAGGATAAGAATAACAACACCATTGGTATTGGTGAGGTTGTTTCTCTCGCTAGCTGATTGAGGCTAGGGGGCGGCTCGTGTGGGGCGTGTGCCAGGGTGGCCACGCGGGCCGTCCCTGTTCATTTTTCCTGGCATACCACTGTGGCACTTGGAGGTTTGTAATGACTGCTGTTAATTTCGATAATCTTGACCTGGATGCTCTTCGTGCTGAGGCTGAGGGTAAGTATAAGAATCTGGTTGTTCAGGGTGTTACGTTCCGTGGCCCTATGCGCCTGTCGAAGGATGAGCGCAAGGACTTCCAGCGTCTCCTGACGGAGCGTAACGCTGCTGACGGCGAGGTGTCGGATGTTGTTGACTTCTATCGCGACATGCTGATGATTGCGGCCGCCGATAAGGTGGCGGCTGCTGACCTGTTTGATCAGGTTGGTGACGATGCGGCTGTGCTTGACACGCTGCTGGGGCTCTACTTTGAGCGCACGCAGGCGGGGGAAGCCTAGCCGTCGCGGACTTGCTGGATAAAGCGGGGACGGGGATTTACGTTGACTTTCGACTTCACTACGGGATTGACCTGGTGGATGCGATTGAGAGAGGTTCCCCGTCCCCGCGTTTTTTGCTTGCGCTGATTCGTGGGTTGCCGGATGGCTGCTGGAGTCAAGCATTGCTTGCTGATGTTCCTGAATTGCGGGGGTGGACGCGCGAAATGTCATTGTTGGCTGACGTGTTCGATAACATTTCGGTGAATACGGTGGCGACTGGGTTTGGGAAGTCGAGGCGTCCGACGCTTTGGCCGGGGCGGCCTGGCGCTAAGCAAACGTTCGCGGCGGATAAGTGCACTGTGAATGGTGTGAGGCAGATGTTCGTTGACGCTATGAGCGCGTAGCGTCGGGGGTGTTCGCCTCGCACCCTCGCGGGGTTTGTTGTTTATGTGAGGGGGGTTTATGGGCGCTGAGGCTGGTAACGTTGTTGCTCGTCTGGCGGTGAAGGTTACGCCGGATACTGAGAAGTTTTACGGGGACCTGGCGCGTAAGCTAGAAGCTATTGAGAAGCGGCTTCGCCCGCTGGAGGTCGGCGTCGACCTTGACGAGGATGGGTTGCGTGAGCGCGTCCGCTTGATGTCCGCTAAGGCGCAGGCGGCCGTGAGGGACGTCCAAATGGGCGTCCATTTTGATGAGCGTGAGTTCGCGAAGATCGGGGCGATGGCCGATCGCCTTGATGATGCGGCTGAGCGTAGGGCGGGCGGTTTGGCTCGCGTGTATGACGGCGATATGGATACTATTCGTCGTCATTGGTCGGCGGCGTTGGATGCGATGAAGCGTGACGCGGCGAAGAAGCTTCGATTGTCTGGCCCTCATTCGGATGAGGATTCGTATTGGCGTGGTCATACGGATTCGGCGTTCCGCATGTGGTATGGGCGTCGTGGGGAGGCTGTGAGGCAGGCGTTCCGCGAGATGGGGCCTGTCGAGTTTGAGATGCGTCCGGCGTCGGGCTGGCAGGACAAGGTCAAGGGCGTGCTTGATGGGTTTTTCCAGAAGGAATACATGGGCCGTGTTCGTTGGGCTGTTGACGAGGATTTGAATGATATGGGGGCGTTGCGTCGGTTGCGCGCCCGCATGGAGCGCGAGTTCGCTCACGGTTGGAAGTATGTGGTTGATCCTGACGTCGACGTGAAGTCGGGGCGTGTGGATGCGGCGTTGGATAAGCTGCGTCAGGAGATGCGCGAGCGGGCGTTTGGGAAGCATGAGGCTTTCCATTTGGACATTAAGCCGCATATGAGTGACCATGAGCTGCGCGAGGCTGGCCGAAAATTGAAGCATTTCAAGCGCAAGTGGGATGACACGGAACTAGAGTTCAAGCTTAGTCTGGATCATTCTGCCCGTTATGTCGCGGCGGCAAGGCTGGCGATGCTGGCGCGTGACAGATGGGTGAAGCTGCGCCCGGTCATTGACCATAAGGCGATGGTTGTTGCGCGTGAGACGTTGGCCGCTATGTCGGGTTGGCGTCTGGCGTCGGACTTGACGCATAACGTGTGGGATTTGGTGAAGAATCTGGATAAGCTGGTGCCGACGATCGGCGCTGTAGGGTCTGGGTTCGCGGTCGCCGGGGCTGGCGTTACGCAGCTCTTGAAGCACACGTTCACGCTGGGTGGTGCCGTGGGGCACGTGCTGCAGGCGGCGGCCCTGTTGGGTCCTACGCTCGCTATTTCGGCTGGCTTTATCGGGTATACGGCGTTGCAGGCTGCGAAGATCGCGGGCGAGATTGTTCCGTCGATCAAGACGGCGTATGACAAGATGAATGATGCGGCTCAGCATGGGTTCTGGGAAGCCGTGTCTAGTGATCAGATCGCGAAGATCACGGATTCATTCTTCCCTGAGATGGCGTCTGGTTTTGACAGGCTGTCGAAGGCGATGGGTGGCCATTTCGGCAAGCTGGTCGATTCGTTCGATCGAGTGTTGAAGCCGCATATCGCTGAAATGTTTGAACATTCGGCGGCGGGCATTGACGTATTGGGTCAACATACAGATTCATTGATGACGATTCTTGGCGTGCTCGGCAAGCATGGCTCTAAGACGATGGAGCGTTTCTTGGGGTTCCTTGGGGAGGCTACGGATAAGTATGCGGATTGGCTGGTGAAGGCCGAGGAGTCGGGCCAACTGCAGGTGATCATTGATCGCGGGATTGATACGTTGAAGGATTTCGGTCGCGCTGTATTGAGTGCTGGCGGCGTGTTGCGCGGTTTCTTTAAGGCGGCTGAGGCTGAGGGCGGCGCTTCGATGAAGCGATTCGCTGACGGGCTGGAGGCCGTTAACCGGGCCGTGAATGGCGGTGATTTCCAGAACGCTTTGAGGCAGGTGTTCTCTGGAATGGGGCGCGCATGGTCCGCTTTCAAGGACGAGACGTCCCATTCGTGGGCGTCTTTCGGGAAGTCTTGGGCGCAGCTCGCGGAAGACGCGGGTGCCGCTATGGGCCGTGCGGGTGGTAAGTTCACGAAGGCCCTGATGGGCGCGTTTAGTGGAGAACACTTCAATAAGGGCTTTCAGGGGTTGTTCGACGGCTTGTCGGATGGCCTGTCGCGTATCGCGGGCGTGTGGCCTAAGGTGTCGCAGGGCCTTGGGTCTTTGATGTCTTTCATGGGGTCCCTGGGTAGGGGCTTGTCGCCGGTGGTCGGGGCCGCATTGGAGGCGCTGGCGCGCGCGGCGGAACGTTTGGGTCCGGCGTTGTCGAGGGCGGTTGAGTCGGGCGGCCCGGCGTTGGCTCGTAGCATCGAGTCTTGGGGCAGGATCGCTACCCCGGTCGCTGAGGCATTGTCTAAGCTGGTGGAGACGCTGGTACGTATCCCCGGCGCTGTCGAGGCTGTGGCGACGGGATTCATGCTGTTCCGTGGCGCTCGCGGCGCGACGTCGTTGTTCACGGCGGTTAGTGGCGCGCTTTCTGGGTTGAAGGCGGATTCCTTGTCGGCGCAGGATGCGTTGTCCAAGTTCGCGTCTGGCGGGGGCATGGCGCAGGCCAGTGTGCAGGCGGGCCGGTTTGGTGGCGCTTTGTCGAAGGTGCAGGGGGCGGCTCGCGGTTTGGCGGGCGGCTTGTCGAGCGCGGTTGGCGTGCTGACCGGCCCGTGGGGTGCGGCTATCGCTGTTGGCACGGCGGCGTTGGGTGCGCTGGTGTCGGCTGGTAACGCGGCGTCGGATGCTATTGGTCGGGACTTGGCTGATGCGTTGGCGAAGTCGGCGGATGGTATCGACGGTGCGGCTGACAAGGTGACGCAGGCTGTGGCGAAGATGTCGGCTAGTGTGTCGTCTGGGGTTGGTTCCACGTTTGGGGGGAACCTCAACGAGGCGATGCGCCGGTATCGTGATAATGCGCGTTGGCAGAACTGGCTTGCTAACGGGTCGAAGGGCCTGACGTCGGTGACGGCTGCCCCGTTCTTGGGGGGCGGCGCTACCCCGCTTGATTACAAGGCGAGTGGCGCGGCGGTGAACTTGGCTGATGCGTTTGAGCGTATCGGCGAGGTGGCGAAGGCTGGTAACTTGTCTGGCGCGGCGCAGGCGTTGGCGCAGTTGCGTGGCGAGATGTTGCAGAACGGCGCGTCTGTTGAGTCGTGGGACAAGACGCTGGATTCGGCGTTGGGGTCTGTGGACGGCTTGAAGGATGGGCTGACGCAGTACGCCTCCTCGTTGGGGTATGCGACTGACGCGCAGTCTTTGCACAAGTTCGTCGCTGAACAGACGGATGCCGTGTGGAAGAAGATGCAGGCGGACGCTAAGTTGCTTGCTGACAATTCGGACGCTTTCGAGAAGGCCGCGGATTCGAGTTTCGCTAAGTGGGGGCAGAACGCTAAGTCTGCTGAGGAGTTGCACTCTGCTATTGAGCGTGTGGGGCGTTCGATGATTGACGTGGGCGCGGCGGCCCGGGATGCTAACGGCGAGGTCGTCCAGTCTGTGGACGAGGTTCTGGCTAATTTGAAGCGCCAGGTTGATGCGCAGACTGAGATGGCGCAGAACATGTTGGAGCTCGCGCAGGCTGGTTTCGCTACTCCAGTGTTGGAGGAGTTGGCGAAGTTGCCTCAGGGCGCGCAGTACTTGCAGCAATTGAAGGATGCGTTGTCTGATACTTCGGAAGAAGGTAAGGCGCGTTTGGCGGAATTGCTGGAGGCGACGAATGGTGTTGCCCCGGCTTTGTCTGGGATGGCGTGGGGGGCCACTCCCGCGTTGCAGGCGTTCCATGATGCCGTTACGGGCGCGTTCTCTGATACGAAGTCGAGCGTGTTGTCGGCGTTGGATTCGTTGGGCGTGGATGCGTCGGTGAAGGCGGCGGCGGCTGGCTCTAAGACGGCGGATGAGCTTGTGAAGGCCCTGTCGGATGCTGGCGTTCAGATTAGTCAGACGGCTGATGGTTGGGCGTTGACGTTGAATGGGAAAACGGCTCAGTTTAGTTCGGCTGGTAACGCGGCTGGCACGGCTTATACGAATGGGTTTAAGTCGGGCGTGGGGTCTGTTAATGGCACTTCGGTATGGGAGCATTTTACGTCGACGCCATGGTGGGCTTCGGATAAGGGCGCTGAGGCTGGCCGAATGTATGTCGAGGGGTGGCGTCAGGGGATTTCGGATTATAATGATCCGAATTACATTCCGTCGCCTTTGGACCCGGCGAAAATGACGCCGTCGCCTTTTGATTCGGGTGTTCAGGTTGGTACTGATTTCACGAATGGTGTCCAGGCTGGCAGTGCGCCGACTAGCGGTGGTGCCTGGTGGGTGCAGGATCAGTGGAATCAGCAGCTTCCGTGGTTGCATAATTCGTTCTTGACTGGCGGCATTGATGCTGGTGCGAATTATGCGTCTGGTGTTGGTTCTCAGGCTGGTGCGGCTGGCGCGTCTGGTGAGCATATCGGGTTGAGTGCTCGTGAAGGCGTGAGGGCTGGCCGGTTGTGTGAGGCTGGCGCGTCGGCTGGTTCGTGTTATGCGTCTAACTTGGGTGCTCAGGCTGGTGCGGCTGGCGCGTCTGGTGCGGCGTTGGCGGCTCAGGCGGCGGCTGGCGCGTCTGGTGCTGTTGGCCGGTTGGCCGCGTTGGGTGCGGCGGCTGGTTCGGCGTTTGCGCAGGGCGTGATGAGCCGCGTGTCGGCGGCGATTAGTGCGGCTCAGGCTATGGCGTCGGCGGCGGCTGCTTCGGCGGCTCACACGTTGAATGAGCATTCTCCGTCTCGCGTGTTTAAGCAGATCGGTTCTTACGCTGGTGAGGGCTTTGTGATCGGTTTGAATGAGTGGGATATGAAGGCTGGTTCGGCGGGCGGGCAGTTGGCTGATAGTGCTGCTGTTTCGGCGTCGCGTGCGTTGGATGAGCACTCTCCGTCGAGGGTGTTTAGGAGTCTTGGTGAGGGCGTGTCTTCTGATTTCGCTGCTGGTATTCGTGGTGCGGCGGATGTGGCTGTGCGTGAGGCTGAGGCGTTGGCTGGTCGCGTGGTTGAGGCTGGTTCTGGCGTGCGGATGCGCGTGTTTGATGGTGGTCGCGTGGATGTGTCGGGGGATTCTCGTATGGTGGTGCGGGTTGATCCTGAGTCGTTGCGTGGCGCCCGGTTTGGGTTGCGCTTGTCGGATGAGACGGAGCTGGAGACGTTCGTCAGTGATGTTGCTGATGGGCGTGTTGTTGAGTACGCCCGTATGGGCGCGTAGCGGCCTCGTGTGGGGTGGGCGGCTACTCTCCTACTGGCGTGGGCTGGTGGGGGCGTGGCCGCCCGTCTGGGGGCCTTTATGGAGGTGTTTCAGGGATGGGGTCTGTTCCGTCATTTCGAGGGTTCGTTCATAACGTCACGGGGCTACCTACTTTCGTAGTGGGCGCGCCGGGCGTGTTGAAGGCGGACGGGAAGCTGGTGTGCACGATTAAGCAGCGCTGGCAAGATTTGTACTTCGCCCCGTGGGTGTTTTCTTACGTGATGGCCCCGGTGGGCGAACCGGTTCAGTACACGTTGACGTTGGCTGATGGTCGCGTGCTTGGCCCTGTGTGGTTGACGCGGACGATGAATGGGGTTCGCGATGGTGGGGCGTCGGTCGCCACGCGGGCGGGCCGGGGAGTGTTCGTTGACCTGTATGAGGACACGGGGGACCCGTTGTCTTGGGAGAACCAGGTGAGCGAGTATGAGAACGGCGTGGTTCGTTTTAAGCGTGGCGTGTTGTCGGGGTCGTCGAGGTTTACGGTGGATGACCCTGATCAGGTGCGTAGGGTGCGCGAGGTGTTGGAGGCCCCGGGCTTGACGTTGATTACGCTTGGGCAGCCCGCTAAAGGCGTGGATGGCGTGCGGTGTGTCCTGGTGAAGTCAGCGAAGTACGATCGCCTCTCCCCCGAAGGTGACCGTCAGATTGACGTCGAGTGGGTGCTGAAGCGCTTCCCCGGCCCTAATGGGGAGTGGGGGCTGGACGGCCAGGTGGTGCCGTCTGTGACGTGGGGGGACGCTATCTCGCAGGGCCGTAAGTGGGGGAACTGGAGTGCGCAGGATGTGCTTCGTCAGGTGGGTGATGTGCGGTGAGGAGCCCGGAAGATATTGATGTTGACGTGCTCACGTTGCCGTGTCGCGTGTGGTGTACGGTGACGGTGACGCGCGGGGGCTTTACCCTGGCGGACGGGGTTGAGATTGAGGGTGGCTCACTGGAGTTGTCGTCGGGGCAGCAAACTCAGGAGCGCCTGTCGTTCACACTATCCCCGGATTGGGCTCCTGTGGATGAGTGGAGCCCGTTCGCCCCGTATGGTCAGGTAGCCCGGTTGCGGGTGCGTGTGGAGCCGGATGGGATGGCCCCATTCGTGGTGGATCGTGGCTCGTTCTTGTTGCAGGAGGTGACGTGGGATTCGGGTACTACCGGGCCTGTGAAGGTGACGGCGTATTCGTTGTTGCAGCGTCTTGTGGATGATGATTTCGCGTTCCCGACGTCGCCTGATCCGAAGGCGACGCTGTTGCGTGAGGTGGAGCGGTTGTGTTACCCCCATTTGGTGCCGGTGTTGGAGTGCGGTAACCCGGTGTTGCCGGGTGGCTTGTCGTGGGGGAATCGGCGCGTGGAGGCGTTGGGGAAACTGGCCGACATGTACGGGTTCCGGTTTTATGTGGGGCCGGATGACTTGCTGCATGTCGTGGATTCGACGAGGCGTGGCGTGGTTGCCTCGTATTCGGGCGAGGACTTGTTGTTGTCTGAGGCGCGGAAGTTGAGCCATGCGGTGCCGAACCGGTGGACGGCGGTGTCGAACTCGACGGGCGGGGACCGCTCCCATTCGGGGGGCTTGTCTCATTCGGTGGCCGTGAACGCGGGGACTCGCACGCCTGCCCTGTATGGGGTTGTGCATAAGGTGTTGCAGGTGCAGGCGGGGTCGCAGGATGAGGTTGTGGCGGCCGCCGATCGTGCGATGCGTGAAGCGACTTCGGGGAATGATGCGAGGTCTTTCAAGATCGTCCAGGACTTCCGCCTGGACTTGGGTGACGTGATTCAGGTTGTCACTCCTGATGGGGGGACGGTTGCTGGGATCGTCACTGGCGCGGTAATGGACTTGTCGGGCGGCGCGCAGTCTATGCGCGTGGATGTGCGAGAGATGACGGTGGTGTGATGAGTGGGGCTAAGGCGTCTTTCTGGTTGGATGCTCCGAAGCCTGCGGTGGCGGGTGGCGCGGGGGTTCCTGGCACGGTGGTTGGCGCGGGCGAGAATGGGACAATCCGCGTTGAAGTCGGCGAGTCCGGGAACGTGGTGAACGTCCCGTCTGGTGGCGGCGTGTTTAAGCCGGGGTCGGACGTGCGTGTCCAGGTTGACGCGGCGGGCGCGCCGATCGCCGCGTTGGATGCGGGCCCGTCGGTGACTGAAGGCGGCCTGGTGTATGCGGGCGCCGAGGGGGCGCGCGTGAGGGAGGTCGCGAAGGACGCCGCCGACGCGAAGGCGGCGTTTGATCGGGCGATGGCCGCATTGGATGAGGCGCGAGAGTCTACCGCCAGGGACTTGGCGACGCTTCGGACTGATTTGTCTGACGCGCAGACTCAGGTCGCTAGGGCGGGGCGCATGTTCCAGCGCAGTAAGGAGCCCCCACAGCAAACGTATTCGCCGGGGAGCGAGCCTCCTGTTGGGGCCGTGTATGAGGTGTTGGACGCAGACGGGTCTGTGAGCCGCCACATGCGTTGGGATGGGGCGAAGTGGCAGGCGTTTAAGGTCGTGGCGCGCGACGTAGTAATGTCCTCGCAGATGTGGGCGGACCTGTTGAATGTTGCGGGTGATGCGACAATTGGGGGGAATCTGATTGCGGCGGGGGCTGTGACGGCGGACAAGGTTGTGGCGTCGAAGGAGTTGTCCGCGAAGGTCGCAAAGTTTGATGAGACTGTCGTGTCAAAATTGCGAGCTGAAAACGCCGTCATTTCCGGTGACCTTATTGCCGAGAACCTGGTCGGCAAGACTATTCGTGGTTCTACCGTTCAGGCTTCTGGGACGAAGACGATGGTTGAGATGAGCGCTCATCCGAGTAAGGGGCCCGCTGTTACGTTCTATTCGGGCATGGCGGTTGGTACTAGCAATGCGGCGAGCGTTGTGCGGTTGTCGCCTGATGGGGTGGTTGGGTCTTTTAGGGGGACTTCCTCGAAGGACTTTTCTGTTTCTTGGGAACAGTTGGTTGCTTCCCCGTATTATCGTGCGGCTTCGGGGAGTACTTATGTGGAGCTCCAGAAGGACGTTATGACGAAGATGCCTCTTGGTGCGGATACTTCCGCGCGAGGGTCGCAGATTAAGGTCGCGGGCGGGAAGTCGCTGCTGGTTCCGAAGGCGGGCCGTTATCGGGTTACCGGGTGGGTGTGCGCCATATCAAACACGTGGGATACCACGGTCCAGGTCGCGTTGCTGCGCGGGGATGCGCAGGACGCGAATTGGGGCGACCTGTATGGGTACGCTATCGCCCCGGTCGGCGCGTATGCGACGCCACAGTTTACGGGTCTGATTGATATTACGACGACGGACAGGGTGTCTCTTGGGGTTAAGTCGAATGGCCGGTCCATTGTTCGTGACTATAGGTTTGAGGTTGAGTTTGTTTGCCCATTGTGATGGGGCATTGCGTGGAGGTTGAGCATGGTTGAGAATAGTTTGAAGGGCGTTAAGCTTCCTGAGTTTGATGACCCGTTGTTGCCGGGCTTGGCGAGGGCGTTTAATACGGCTGGGTTGATTCAGGTTGCCACGTCGGTCACTGACGCTAGGGGCCATGTTGATGATTTGGCGAAGCACGGGATCGCCCCGACTGTGGCAAACCCGGCGTACTTGGACATTCTGGGTCAGTTGTATAAGTGTGATGGAACCAAGTCGGGCAGTGGGTCTTGGCTGTTGAAGGCGTTGAATGAGGTTGAGATGGATACTCAGACTTATAATGCTTCGGGCGCTTGGTATAGTGTCTCGTCTGGACAGTATTATAAGTATTATTCGGCGAATCTGCCCGTGCGCCCCTATAGGCGGCTGGTGTTGTCGTTTGTTACGGGGTGGGCGAATGTGACGGGTGACGTTGACTTGTACCTTTGGGTGAAGTCGGCGGGGAATGTGCGCTCGGCGTTCAATGCTGGCGGCAATGATCAACAGTCCAATGCGTTGTTTAATTTTGGGATTGTTGAGGCTAATGAGACCCCACAGGTTGAGTGGGGTATTTATGGGCGCGGGGCTAGTGGTGGCTCTGCGCGTTTTACGACTGATGGGACGTATAACCGTTTTATGACGGTTGCGTTCCCGATTAGCATGTGAGGGGTGGTTGTGTGTCCGTGTTGGAAGATGTGAAGTTGCAGGGGCTTTCTGATGTCGAATTGGCGGATTTGTATCAGAATGTGATGGTGGAGTTTGCGCGTAGGGATGCGTTGCGGACGGCGCAGGAGGCGGCTGTGGAGGCGGCTAGGAATTACGCCGAGGCGGTGAAGCGTGAGCCTGCTAAGGATGTGGGCAAGATGGATTTGGCGGCGACGATTGGCCCGGGTGAGCGTGTCTTGTTTAATGGCGCGATTTGGAAGAATGTGTCGGGCCAATGGTTATCTCCTTTCACTCAGGGGCCGAAGGAGTTTTGGCGCGGTTGGGTTCAGTGTGATTCGGACGGCAAGGTGCTAGTTGGTGCGCATAAGCCGTGGGCTGCTGGTATGCATATTGGTGAGGGTGATCAGTGTCAGCATGTGGGGCGCGTGTGGCGCTGTGTTAGGGAACATGATTCGTCTGTTGAGTTCGCGCCGGATAAGGCTCCGGCGTTGTGGCAGGCTATTGACTGATTATTTAGGGGGTTGTTGTGGATTACGTTAATTTGAACGCGGATTATGATATTTGGTCGGACAATTTCACGTCTGGTCGTGGTGGTTATGCGTTGAAGTATGTGACGTTGCATCATAACGCTGGCGTGCGCATGTCGCACCAGGGCGTGTATGGGGCTTTCGTGTCGAATGGCACGTCGGCGCATTACAATGTGGATGCGGACGGGTCGGTCTGTCAGTATGTGCATGATTCGGATACGGCTTATCATGCGGGCAATTGGGCTGCGAATTGTCAGTCTATTGGTATTGAGCACGCGAATATTGGCGGCCCGTCTACTGGGTGGGCTATTTCGGATGAAACTGTCGAATCCGGCGCTCACTTGACGGCGGCTATTTGTGCGGCCTACGGGCTGGGTCGTCCTGAGTGGCGTGTGAATGTATTCCCGCACTCGGACTTTTTCAGCACCGCCTGTCCGGCGGCGTTGCGTGATGAGCTGGCCGATCAGTACATGTCTCGCGCGCAGTACTGGTACGATCACTTGGACGAGGCGGAAGGCCCTGGTTGGGTGAAGGAGGGCAGCGGCTGGTGGTACCGCACCGAAGATGGCGGCTGGGAGACTGGCTGGTTCCAGGTGGACGGGAAGTGGTTCCTTGCGAACGAGAAGGGCTGGATTCAGTCTGGCTGGCAGCACGTCGACGGTCACTGGTACTTCCTGCACCCGATCCACGATACGCGCTTCGGCGAGATGGAGACTGGCTGGGTCAAGGACGGTGAGAACTGGTTCTACCTTGGCGAGGACGGCAAGATGCAGACCGGCTGGGTACAGGTGAAGGGCAAGTGGTACTTCCTTGAACCGAACGGCGTGATGCGTACTGGGTGGTTGTCTGATGGCGGCCACCATTACTTTATGGACGACCAGGGCGTGATGTGTACAGGTGTTGCGCGTACTCGCCTTGATGGTGGTTGTAGCGTGTTCGATGACCGGGGGCGTCTGGTTGTTGGCCGCGTGATGTTGGAGCAGGATGCGCAGGGTGTCTTGCAGGTTGTGAAGGAGGTAGCATGATGAGTGGTTTGTCGTCACAGACTGTTTTCCCGTGGCGCGCGGTGGTGCGCACGGTGTTTCAGGTTACTGTGGCGTTGGCGGCGTTGTTGCCGTTGGTGTTTGCTCAGGCCGGCATTTCGGTGGCGGAAGCGTCTGGTTGGGCGGCTGTCGTGTTGGGCGTGTGCGCGACGGTGACGCGCGTTATGGCAATGCCTGAGGTTGAGGCGTTCCTTCGAGTGTGGTTGCCGTGGTTGGCGGCTCACGGCCCGGAGGTTGACCCTAAGGGGGACTGATGGTGATTGAGCTCTTGGCGCAGCCCGCGTTATGGGCGGCGTTGGGTGGTGTCGGCGGCGTTCTGGTGACGTTGGTGACTAAGCGCGAGGACCGGAATTTGGATGCTTTGAAGGTTCTGGTGGATCGTTTGGAGCATGAGGTGGACGGTTTGTCTCAGCGTGTTGCTTCGCTGGAGGTGGAGCGTGAGACGTTGGGTCGCAGGTTGCGGGCGACGTTGGATTGGGCGCATAAGGTGTGGCGTTGGGGTCATGCGTTGGTGGAGTTGTTGCCTGATGGGGTGGATGCTCCGCCGGTGCCTGAGGTGCCGTCTGTGTTGGAGGATGAGTTCTAGGGGGGCTGGTTCTCTTCTTGGGGGGCGTGGCTGTTGTGTGGTGGTTGCGTCCCCCTTGCCTCCCCTTTCGTTGTGTGGGGTTTGTTGTTTGTTGTGGAGTGTGATGTGTTGTGGCGGCGAGGTTGAGCGAGATACACGGGGCCGTTGAGGGGTCTGTGCGGCCTGTGGAGAGGCGTTCGTGCAAAGTGGGGGCATTTATCCGTTCCCTGGATTCTGAGGACGCTGAGTGGCTTTCTGGGGCGTTGGATGACCCTAGCGAGTCGTCGGCTGGTTTGCGGCGGACGTTGCGTGCGGCTGGTTTTGAGGTAGCTCGGTCGAGTTTGTCGGCGCATCGTAGGGGGGAGTGTTGTTGTTATGGGGTCGCTTAGGGATACGCATGAGCGTGTGAATGCGCCGGTTGCGGCGTCGGGCGCGAGGGTTAATGCGGGCAATGGTGCCCGTATTTTGACGTTGGATATTGAGTGCAGCCCGACTGTGGCGCACGTGTGGGGCCTGTGGGATCAGAACGTTGGGTTGAATCAGATCGTTGAGGATGGTCGCATGATTTGTTTTGCGGCTAAATGGTATGGCGATAGTCAGACGCTTTTCTTTTCGGATGAGAAGGACGGGCACGAGGGCATGGTTGAGGCGGCGTGGCGGCTGCTCGATGAGTGCGACGTCCTGGTCACGTTTAACGGGATTAAGTATGATGTGAAGCATTTGAACCGTGAGTTTGTGTTGGCTGGTTTGGGGAAGCCTCGCCCGTACCGGAATGTGGACTTGTTGCCGGTGGTGCGCCGGGAGTTTAAGTTCCCGTCGAACAAGCTGGATTACGTTGCTGGCCGTTTGGGTTTGGGCCATAAGGTGGCGCATGAGGGGCATGCGTTGTGGGTTGCTTGTATGGAGGGTGACCGGGATGCGTGGCAGCGGATGGAGACGTACAACCGTGGCGACGTCGAGCTGACCGAGAAGTTGTTCGACAGGTTGCGTCCGTGGTTGTCGTCGGCTGTCCACCTTGGCATATGGGCCGAGGGCGAGGGCTTGTCGTGTCCGTCGTGTGGTGGCGTGGAGCATGTGGCGTGCGGCGAGGCGGTGACGGCTGTGAGCGTGTTCGAGTGTTTCCGTTGCTCCTCGTGTGGTGGCCTGTTCCGTGGTGGGCGTGCTGTGCGGCGTGTGGCGTCTCGCAGGGTGGTGTAGCTTAACGCGCGGTAGGTGGGCGGGAGTGTGGCCGGTTTTGGTTGCGCTCCCGCCCTTTTCTCGCGTCTGGTTGGGTGCGCGTTGGGGGCGTTTTTCCTTGTTGGGTTGCGGATTGGTTTGCATCCTGGTAGCGTTTGGAGTGCGACAGGAAGCAAGCCCACTGGCTGTAAGGAGTGAATCAAATGCCACGGCGCACTAAGGTTGTAGATGAGGCTGAGGCTCGACGCCTCCTGCTTGATGAGGGGTGGACGTACCCTCAGATGGTGGACCTGTACCGTGAGAAGTATGGGGTTGAGACTTCGTCGAGCATGTGGGCGCGGTTTTTGAAGCGTGAGGGTGGGGAGCGTCGTGTGGGTGAGCGTTTCCCGTTGGCTACGCCGTGGGTGATGCGCGCTAAGGAGCCTCGGAGCGCTCATTATCGTACTGGGTTGCGGGCGTTGGCTGCGATTGAGGCGGGGCGTCCGGTGACTGATCAGGCTCGTCAGATTGCTGCGAGACTTCGTCGGGTGCTTGGCTCTGATCGGGTGGTTGATTACGATCGGGAGGCGGATGCGATGGTGCTTGTTCCTCGTCGTCCTGGTGTGGATAAGTGGTGGATTCGTGACCCGTTCCTAGACGATGATGGTGAGCCGGTGGCGGATTTTTCTCACGTCAGCGCGGCGGCGGTGGGCGCGTATTTTGGCTTGTAAGGGAGGGGGCTACCTCTTCGTGTGGGTCGTGGCTTAGGTCACGGCCCCCGTTTCTGCGTGTTCCGCTTGCGTGGGTGTTGGGCTTGCGTTATGCTTGATCCCGGTCAACGATTCGAGTTGGCACTTTCAACACACTTTCTACTGGAAGGGAGAAGGCTCGCATGGACGAGAAGCGGACCATTCGCAGGCTGTCGTATTCCAGCGCGGCGCAGTACAGTGACTGCGCTGAGCGTTGGCGACTGTCCCGCGTGTACGGTCTGGATAAGGCGACGTACTGGGTGACCATGATGGGCACGGCGGTACACGAGGTCACGGAGGCGCGCGACCTTGACGAGGTTGGCCTCGCCACGGACAAGCACGCGCCCCTGCTGAATGAGGACGTGGAGAAGGCGTTCGCGTTCGCGTTTGATCGGGAGAAGGCCCGCCGACTGAATGAGGGCACGACGATCAACGCATCCGGTCGTGTCCTTAAAACCGGCCTCGGTAAGGGTGGCGGGCCGAACAAGAAGGATGAGGAATGGGCGCGTCATTACGGGCCGATCATGATTCAGAACTGGATCGACTGGCGGGCCGCGAACAACTACAAGATCGCCCTATTCGACGCAGCGGATGGGAAGACGATTCCCGGTATCGAGTTGAAGGTGTCGCACCCGCTGGGCGGCTACCCGTATGTTGGCTACATTGATCGCATTCTCGTTGATGGGAATGGCGAGATGCTTGTGGTCGATTTGAAGACGGGTAATCCCCCGTCGTCTACGACTCAGCTTAAAACCTATGCGGCGCAGTTGCGCGCCGCAGGGGTGCCGGTGGCGAAGGCCGCATACTGGATGGGTATGGATGGTGATGTTCTGGAATGGGTCACCATGACGACCCGAAACGATAGCTACGTTGAGACGTGGCTGAATAACGTAGGGCGCGGCCTGGAGGCAGGGGTTTTCCCCGCGTCGCCGGGCATGATGTGTAAGGCGTGCCCCGTGCGCGAGTACTGCTCTGCTACTGGCGGCGAGCGTGCGGGCGAGGTCCCGCCGATTACTGGTCCTATTGAGTTTTTGGAGGTGGCGTGATGACTGTTCCCGAAGCGTCCCCGTGGAGGGATGATGTGGGTCGAGCGACGGCCCTGGCCGTGGATACGCCTGCCGAGGTGACGGTGACGATGAAAGCCGGGGGCGGGTATGACGCACCGTGGATGGTGTTCCGAGGAAGCGTGGCGTCGGTCGAGCGCGCACTGGAGGACGCTTTCGGCTGGCAGAATTGGGATCATGAGAAGGTCCCGATGAGTGATGCGGTTCTGTCTCTGGCGAAGGCTCTGGCGGGTAAGTGGAACGTGGTCGACCAGCTTAATGCTCGCGTGATCGTTGATGACGTGCCTGTGGACCTGGGTTTGCATGAGGGGGACGGGGAGCGTCCGAAGGCTCCAACGGTGGACCCGCTGGAAGCCCTGTCGGATAACGAGAAGAATATCTACAACCTTGTTACCCGTGCGCAGGATGTGCCGACGTTGCAGGAGTTGTGGCGTCGCTATGGGACGGCGATGAATAACCAGCCGGTTCTCGTGGAGGCATGGAAGGCCAGGGGTCGTGAGCTTGCGGCCGCCGCGAAGAAGAAGGGAGCGTGACGCTGGTGGCTTACGAACTGACTGAGCATTGGACGGCGCTTCCGGTGGAGTTCCCCATGAGCGTGGAGGAGCTGTATGACCTCGCTATGCGACTGCCGGATGACAGTGAGGTAATGGTCGAGGCGGATGCGTGGCGGCGCGTCCAGTTGAAGGCCCGCATGATTCCTCGCGGCTAGTCTGCGAGGCCGTTAGGCGCGTTTCTAACACGGTTAGTCGCGCTGATCCTGGCCCCCTGTGGGGGCTGCACAGAACAAGAACAAGAAGAACAGATCGAACACCCCGAATCGTGGGGTGAGAAAACAGGAGAACACACACTATGCAGCGTGTCGTCAAGATGCCGAACACTTCCAGCTACTTCCGTACCAAGGACGTTGAAAACGCCCGCGCTATCCTCGTCGTCCCTCACAAGGTGGAGTTCGACGTCCCCACGAACTTCAACGGCATGGCGGGCACTCGCCACGAGGTTGAGATGGACGCTTGGGTGTTCCATACTCAGGCCGACGTCGAAAACGGAACCCCCGAGGAGATGCTCGGCGTGATTTGGGGCGCGAACAAGGGCATCGCCCGCGCACTCAACGGCCAGATTGGTAACCTGGTTGGCCCGTTCCGCATCGTCAAGGAGAGCAACAACGGAAAGTCGTTCTGGACGACCGTTGACCTGGGTGAGGGTGAGCCCGCGTGGAAGCCGGTGAATGAGTTCGCGGATGCCCTGTGTACGAAGATGGGCGCCGCGCCGGACGCGCCGTCGTTCAATGATGAGCCGCTTATGCCGGACTTTGGGGCCTGACCTTAGCCAGTGGGACTGAATGTATTCCAGTCCCTCCGTAAGGGCGTGTCCGGCCAGCAGCCCCTCCCCCACGTTCCCGCTTTCAAGGACTTGTATGAGGCGGGCGTGACCCCAAGGCAGGGGCAGGTGGTGATGGTTGCTGGCCGGTCGGGCTCGCAGAAGTCAGGGTTTGCCCTGTACTGGGTTGCGAGCATGGGCTTGCCGACACTGTATTTTTCGGCGGACATGGCCCCCTTTACGGCGGGCGTGAGATTGGCGAGTATCGCCACCGGCATGTCGTCCAAGGAAGTTGAGGCCATGATGGGCACGACGAACGGGCGGGCACAGATCGAACAAGCAGCGTCCAGCCTGCCTATCGAACTGTCTTTTGGCTCCCCTATCACGTGGGAACAAGTGGAGAATGAGCTGAATTGCTACGTTATGCTCCACAACGAATACCCCAAAGTTGTTGTGTTTGATAACCTCATGGACTTCGCTGGTTGCGAGTCGGATTATGAGGCGCAAATGGGAGTCATGCAAGACGTGATCTCGTTTGCGCGCACTACGGGGGCAACGGTGATCGTGTTGCATCATGCGTCGGATAAGACGCTGGATGCGAAGTCGAACCCGTGGAAGCCCCCATCGAGGGACCAGATTAAGAATGGCCTGTCAGAGAAGCCTGAGTTGACTCTGACGGTGGCCCTGGACCCGATCAACAAGGAGTTCTATGTCGCGTGCGTGAAGCAGAGGGATGGGTTTTGTGACCCGTCTGCGTCGCGGTACGTCGGCTTAGCGTGTGACCCTGCGAGGACGTGGTTTGGCGCTCGCGGGGGGAATGGAAATGTGACATGAGTGTGATTGAAACGTGCATCGTAGTGTGCGTCGTCTGCAACATCGCAACAATGCTTGTTCTCGCATGGACACAAGCCCAATTGCGGGACCTTCGTAAAGCGTGGGCGAAAAGCGAGGTGTCGAGCCTCGATCGCGGGCTACGCCTAACGGTCGTCGAAAAGCAAGTCAAGGAAATGCGGACGGGTGTGCGCGAACTGTCCGAAGTCGTCGGCATGATTGACCGTGACGTCCAGGAACTAAACGACGGCAAGTACCCGGGCAGCGCTGACGATCACGAGGCCCGGTGCGCTGGTTGCGGCCTGTGCATGAGGGGAGACTGCAGCTAATGACTACCCCCATGATGATCCTACTCGCAGAGTGGGCGATTATCGGATTCATTGTCGGCTGGATGGGGCGCGGCCTCTGGGATGACTGGAGGTGGGACAAGCGATGACGAACCGCAACAAGGCCAAGGGAACAGCGTGGGAGACCGCTATCCGCGAGTACTTGCGAGACGCCCACCTCGACGTTGAACCGCTCAGGCAGCTTGGCTCAGTGGACGAGGGTGACCTCGTTGTGCGGACTCCGAACACGGACGCCCGCATTGTCCTGGAAGCCAAGAATCGAGGCCAGGTGAGCCTCCCACAATTCCTGCGCGAGGCGGCGGATGAGTCCGCACTGTATGCCCACAACCGGGGCATCCCGCAAGTGGACACGTTCGGCGTGGCCGTAGTCAAGGCCAGGCAGAAGCCAACCGGTCAAGCCTACGCGGTTCTCACTTTGGAGGATTTCGCCAGGCTCATGCGACGCCTCTAACAAGGGGCGCGCTACACGGAACCAATTTTCAACACGCAAACGGGGGGTGTCCACATGAGCGAATGGAATACGCGGGCAGGCGATGGTGGCCGCTTGAAGGCCACGCTGGACCATTTCAATGTGGACGCCCCCCATGGTTCAAGAAAGATCGTGTGCCCCTTTCACGGGGACGTGAACGCCTCATTGAGTATCGACTGGAATAAGGGCTTGTGGCATTGTTTCGGGTGCGGTAGAGGCGGGGATTGGCTTTCTTGGATTATGGAAGAAACAGGAGGGGACTTTAAAAGTGCCAAACGTTATGCAACCACTGTCGGACTTGATGGTGATGGACTTAGCGGCGAGGGCCGCGCACTACCAGCAGCAGGTCATTGGGGCCAGGGAGTATCTACAAAGCAGGGGCCTCGGCGTCGCAACGTGCGAGGCCGCGCGACTCGGCTACGTTGGTGACCCCTACCCCGGGGACGAACAGTACCAGGGGTGCCTGGCTATCCCCCACGTGAACGCTGACGGCGTCGTGACGGGCATCCGGTTCCGCCGCCTGAACGGCGGGGAGCCGAAGTACACGAGCCGTTCCGGCGAGCGGTTCAACATCTACAACCTGGCCGGGGTAGCCGGGGCGCGCGAGGCGCACATCGCTGAGGGCGAGCTGGACACGCTGAGCCTCGTCGAGTGCGGGCTGGCGGCGTGTGGGATGCCGGGCGCGTCCTACTGGAAGGACTGGATGAGCCTCGCTTTCGCCGGGTGCGAGCGGGTGTTCGTGTGGGCGGACGGGGATGAGGCGGGCGACCGACTGGCCGGGGCCGTGACGGATAGCCTGCAGCAGGCCGTGAGGGTGACGGTGCCTCGCGGCGAGGATGTGAACAGCCTCCTCGTGGAGGGGGGTGCGGCATGTGTGACGGCGCTGATTCCTGCGTGATGACGGCTGATCGCGTGCGAGAACTGCTCGCAGTGGAGCCCCCCGCGCTGGACACTATTCCGGATGACTTGCCTGGCCAGGTTCCTATGTTGTGGCGGGCGTTCCGTAAGGGCATGGACTGGTTCTGTCGCCGTTCTCGCGTGCCTCGCGAGGAGGTTATGGGCTGGTTGTACTTGAAAGCGTTCGACCGCGCTCATTACGTCGCAGACAAGTGGAACACGGCGGGAGAGGCGGGCCTGGTGAACTGCCTGAGTGAGCTGTTATTCCGAGACTATCCGGATTACAAGCACCATGAGCGTGAGGTCCCCTGGGATTTCGACACGTTCCCCGATGAGTTCGGAACGGGGGACGCATGAGATATGAGCCCGGGATGATGGTGAAGCTGCTCCCTCTCGCGTTCGACAAGCAGCGCGGGTGGGGTGTGAGCCTCGCGGAAACCCACGTTGAGGCTGGTATGCCTAAGGCCAAGCGTGACCCGTCTGAGGGCGGGGACATGATGGCCTTGTGTGCGGACGCGCAGCGCGCCTACTGGCACTTGTCGCAGGATGACAGGAACGTGATCGGCAACCGTCTGATTCTGGATGTTGATCAGGAGAGTGTGGCGCGAGTGCTTGGCGTGGACGTTTCGACTGTGCGACGTCGCGAGTTCCGTATCGTGCGTGAGATGTGCGAGTTCCTAAACGGGTGCCCGCTCAATGACGGGCTGGACGATGATGAGCCGTTGGAGGTGGTTCTGTGAACGGTCAGATGGTCGATCGTCTTGACGTGATCGAGGCGGGGCTGCGAGCTGAGGTCGCAGAGGTCGAGGCGTCGATCGAGGCGGCGGACCTTCTGCTTGTCGAGGCGGCGCGGGTCTGCTCGCCTGGCACGCTTGACAGTACGGTCGAGTGCTTGCGTCGGTTCCGCGGCGAGCTTGGTTCGTGTAAATTGCAGGCACTAACGGCGCTTGGGCGCATAGCACATTCTCGCGTTTGCGCAAGTCGAATGGAGGCCGAAAAGTAGGGCCTGTTGCCTCCAATGATGCCCTTTTATCTCACGTCCACATGCTTCCCCCCGCTTCCAACTGCCTTGATGGTGGCTGGAGGCGGGGGGCTTTTTTGTTGCCGTCGTGCGGGAGACCTACTGTTGCCAGGCACTTCCTGCGTTGCGCCGTTTTGTGGGGGCTGAGTACCAGATGTACTATGATTTGTAGGCTGGTTTGCCGCATGGTTTCAACGGTTTAGCCTGCCCGCTGGACGGCACGTTGCCTGTTTGGTGCCCGTTTTCCTGTTCGCCGTGGTTGAACAGATCGACGGGGCCTTCCGGCATCGCGCCGTCGAGCTTCACGTAGTAGGCGATGGTGGTTTGCACGTTCGAGTGTGCGAGCCATGCTGCCGCCGCTCTCGCGCCGTAAGTGTCAAAGACGATACTGCCTACGGTTTTGCGGATGCCGTGTATTGACAGGCCCGGCTGGCCGACCTTGTTGAGGAGGAGTCGGCACTCTCGGTACATGGTTGCTTGTGCGCGGTCGAACAGGCGAGTATCCGGGGTTAGGTGTGGGGTGTTCCCGGCTTTGGCGCGTAGCCTGTCGGCCTGCCATTCGGGCAGGGTCTTGTCCGGGTACATGCGGCGAGTCTTGCGGGACTCAACGCCACGCACAGCGCCCTCGTCGAGGTCGATGTTCCCCCACATGAGAGAGAACAGCTCCCCCGCCCGCACGCCTAGGTGAGCCTGAAGAATGAGGGCGTCTACCGCGTCTTGTTCCGGTTTTCGTTTCGCGTCGTACTGTTCAAGCGCGGTGACGAGGGCGCGCATTTCGGTGGGCGTGAGGATGCGGTCGCCGTCCAGTCGCGCACGCACGGGGTTGACGATGGGGGTCTCAGCGGGGCGCGTGGAGTGGAACGAGGAGAGGTTAACGGCGTCGGATGCGAGTTTGAGGGAGACGGCTAGAGCGGCCCTCAGGCTGGTCCTAGCGCGCCCGCTCCCGTGCCTGGCGGCGTACCCGTCGTAGAGCGCGGTGAGTGCTGACACGGTAACAGCCTCGTCGAGGGAGAGGTGCCACCAGTGCGGGTTTTCTCGTTGACTGTCGGCTATGGCGGTCTCGTAGTTGCGCCTAGTGGCTGGCGCGAGGGCTTGGTGGCGTTGCGACTGCGCGTATGCGTCCCAGACTTCCATTGGGGTGCTTTGCGGGGTGATAGCGCCGGACGCGCGTTTGGCGTCGTCAATGTACTGTTTGGCTTGTTCCTCGCATTGGCGGATGGCTTGGCGTTTGCTGGACGCTATGGTGCGGATGCGTTTGGGGGTGTCGCCCCTGCGTCCGACGAGGACGCTTGCTCGCCAGTGGGTGCCGTTGTCCTGGTTGACTACCCAGGCTTTGCCTTGTTTGGATACTTTGGTGGTGGTGATGTTGCCGAGTTCGCCTGGTTGGAGCGCGTGCCTTGCCATGGTTGAGGACTCTTCCTGCATGGGGGTGGGTGGTGGCAGTACTGTAACACGTGTTGCCTGTTTTGAGGGTAAAAAGAAAGCGGCCCCCTCGCAGGGGGACGCTGCTGCTCGCCGCCACCCGCATGTGGGGTGGGTTTGAGTGCAGGTCTCCCTGGAGGGGGCCGCATGGGGTCGGGTTAGAAGCTGCCCGTGTACTCGAAAGCAATACCGTCCGCCGCGTCTTGGATGAGGCTGTTCCACAGTGCGCCGTGGGTGTATGTTTGACCTGTGTTGCTCTTCCAGTCCGCACCACGACCGGGGCTAAGCCGATAGTAGCGCCAGCCATCTGACGCTTCAATGACTGTTCCTTCCGAGCAGGCAAGGTCGCTTGCGCAGCATAGTTCCCAGGTGTGGTCGAGTCTGATAAGGGACTTGATGCACAGGGCGGGCTCCCGGCTGTGCATGTCCTGTAGGACTTCCAGCCGGGCCTTGATCTCGTCACACTTGGCAATGGCCTCGGTGAGGGCCGTGTTGGCTTCTGTCACGTCTCCTCCTGTGGGGGGTTAGTTGCGTTCCGTGTCGGGCGCGCCGTTGTGGGCTTGCGGTTTCAGCGCTTCCGGTGGGATTAGGAGAAAGTCGCCGTCGAGTGGCCCGTCTGTGTAGCCGCCGAGAATGCGCTCCCACATTTCCTCGTGGGTGATTTTCTCGTATGCGCCTCGCCACCATTTCCAGTACCTCACATACAGGCCGTCTGGCGTGCTAAGTACGGTATCTTTGGGCAGGCCCGCAAGGTCGTCGGCCCTAGCTATCGTCAGGTGGCCGCCTCCCATCGTGGGGACAGGGATAGGTGCCCAACAGTTCAGATGGGCCACGGCCAGGGCGAGCCCCGCCCTCCGAATGGTCCAATATGCTGCTTTGGCTGTCGCGCGCGCAGCGCTCTCGGCGCCCTCAATGTCGGTTTCCGTGATGTGCGATTCCAAGATTTCCCCTCCGTTCAATTGCCCATGTGGACGATCTCGCACTCGCCCGCATGTCCAAGCATGTGGCGGAATAGTCTGTCATTCGACTTTTTGATACCGAGCATATCGGTCCATGGGCCGTTCGAATATCCCGTCCGTATAAACTCGCTACCACTCACGCTGATTACGGTCCCGTAGTGCAGTCGGTTAAGGTCGTCGGGGGTTGTGATGGTGCGGCTTGTGCCGTAGTCTGTGGGCACTCTGATCGGCTCCGTATTGTCGTCGAGGATGCGGCTGGTTTCCTTTTCGAGTTGTTCAACTAGGCTCTGCGCCTCGCATAGCGCGTCGTAGGCGTTATTCCAGAGGCTGATAGTTTCGGTTATGGATTGCAAGCTTTTTCCTTTCTAGGTTTATGCTGCGCCAACGTGGATAAGACTGACGGGCCACCCGTCCCGCTTGCGGGCGACGATCAGGTCCCACATTGCCTGGTGGGTTAGAACCTTGCCGTCAATGTGCGCCCATCCTGCATGGTCTACCAGGCGCATGTATTCCCACCCATTCAGAAGAATGAGCGTACCGGGCATGAGCCTAGCTAGATGTTCGGGGCCGTCCAGTTGCGTGATGCGGTGACTGGCCGTGCAGTCATAGTGGGGATCGAGCTGGACTGCTGCTGTCACTTGTACACGTCTCCGTTATACAGGAGGACAACATTTTCTGGGACGGAAGCGCGGATGGATTGAGCGAGTTCTAGCTGAGAGAGGCTACCGTCGCCTGTCCACATGTCGCTATCTTCCTTGAACCAGGTCGTACCGTCTAGGAAGATGATCGCGCCGTAGGACAGGCATGACAGATCGAGCTTCACGGGTGCGCCGAGTGCGGTCAGTTCGACCGTGCTCTCATAAAGCCTGCCTGCGTCAATGTTGTCGCACAGGTTCTCAATATGTTCAAGAAGCTCTTCCTTCGCAATCTCCAAGGGTTGTCCTTTCTCTTCTTTATTGTGGGTCTAGGCCGTATGCCAGTAGCGTGATTGTGCCATCACATCGTATTGCGTTGAGGATTGACGCGAATACGTCTACCCCCGTGACCCGCATACCGTCCTGTCGCATCCAGAGATGCGGACGGGTAGACGTTGATCGGATGTACACTGCGCCGAGCACTGGCGCAGGCATGGCAACGCGGATTGTCGTACCCGGCGGGAGGCTTTGGAGACTCCGTTCCCCTGTGATTAGCCTGTCAAGTCCAGGAATGATGATATGGAATGGCCCATCCGGGAGGTTTGCAGCGTCGGACAGTGCTGCGCGGGCTTCTCCGATGCGCTTTAGCGTCTCGTCGCACGCCATTTTCAGGGAATCTTCACTCATGCGCGTAGGCCCCTTTCTATTAGTCGGGCTGATAAACAATGCGGAACTGCTCGCCGGACGCCGCGAGCTTACACAGGTGGTCGTAAAAGTCTTTGAGGTCATGAGTGGTCGGCTCTTCCCCTAGCCAGGCAGACGACACCCAATAGACTCTCCCGTGCGGGACGCGCAGGTACACGCGGTCATCGCTCCCGGCGATGACGGTCCCCCATGGGAGGTCAAGGTCGCCCCATTCACGCACTACGATATCGCCCCTTCCGGGCAGATTGCGGATGGTGAACGTCTTGTCACCTTCCTTGCAGGTTTCGATCTTGGTTTTGAGTGCGCCAATACGCGCATGATACGTTTCAATGCTTGTCATGAGTGTTTGCTCCTTTCTCTTTAGAGGCACTTGTGGCAGTAGGCCAGAGCGTCCGACTCTTTAAGGGCGTGGACATACAGCTCCTCGCTTGTCGCGACCTTGCCGCTCTCAAAGTTCTGCCAATGCCGCCCCGCCGTCACAATCGCACTGGTAGCCATCCATTCGCCGTAGTTGACGGCGAGGACTGTTCCGGGGAGAAGGTCTTCCAGGTCTCGTGGGCCGGTGATGGTCAGGTCGTCGAGAAGGCGCAGGCCCTTGAATGTGAGCTCGCCATGGCCGGGGTCGTTGAGTAGTTCTGTGAGGAGGTCTTTAACCTCGTTGATGGCTTCAATGTAGTTGTTGTTGTCCATTGTTTTGTCTCGCTTTCGTGCTAGTAAGATGTTCGGTGAACGTTGTACACAACTTGGCTTGTGTGCCGGTTTCTTATGAGGGTTTCCCGCATTTCCTCATTGGTGCACCAACATCCCATTGCGTCGATCCAGCCCTCCGGGACGCACATGTGTTCCATGTTGTCCACGACGATGACTGTTCCGTAAGCTGTGGGCAGGTTAAGGCTGGTGAAGTGGATGGGGT